AAGGCACGTCGCTCGTCACCGTTGCTCTGGTCAGAGACCAGGATAGAGACGTGATCGAGTACGATATAACGTACGCCTAAGACCTTGACGAAGTATCTCATACGACCCAGTACGTTTTCTATCTCGTTACTGCCGAAGTGTTCCCACAGATACACACGGTTCTCATAGTCCATCGTATCGTAAACTAGATCAATGTCGCTGTCGTCATACTCACAGTCAGGTAAGTGTATTGGCTTGTTCAGTTCAAGCCCTACAAGGCCACGCATGGTTCGCTCAGGTGTCTCCTCAAGAAACATCAAGCCAAGGTTATCTTCAGACTGTGCCATGATGGAACTAACTATCTCACGTAGAAGCGTACTCTTACCCAGCCCTGAACCTGCACAAATAGTAACCAACTCAGACGTGCGTATGCCGTACAAGTGTTTGTTCAGTCCATCGAACGGGTACTGTACCTTCGCCTTGGTTAGTGGCTTCTTAATCAGATCGCGCAGCTCACCAGCACCAACGATACCTTCAGGTGTGTAAGGCTGAGCAGACCAGAATGCTTTGGTGTATAGCTCTGACTGGTTGTTAACAAGGTAATCACACGCATCCTTGTAGCCGTTGACGTGCTTAACAATCCTTGCCTTGTTACCGAACAGATCAGCACACTCCTTTGCTGCTTTCTGTCCTGGCTCGTCAGCATCGAAGCAGATAACCACATTCTCGAAGCTGTTAAGCCAATCATAAAAGAGGCGACAGTCCTTTGCCGCCGACGTTGCACCGTTACGGACACTGACAACGGGAAACTTACTACCTGTCATTTGGTGGGCCGCTAACGCATCATACTCACCTTCAACGATAGTTACATACTTACCACCTTCAGAGAACAAGTGTTGTCCATACAAGCCAGCCTGTTTCCAATCACCAATGATACTGAACCGCTTGTCAGGGTTGCGTACCTTGGCGGCGATGGGTTTTGTCGGGTCTTCAGGGTTGTAATAACCGAATGTTGTGATGTCACCTTGCTTTAACGCTGCGTACTTCTTCGCCGTTGTTCCTGTAATGAGACGGTCAGTGATGGACCTGTACTCCGCCGTGATTAAGCGGTGTTCTGTCTGGCTAAACGATGGCTTTGGTGCATCGCTGATAGAACCTAGCTCTCGTACGTTTTCCCGTACGCTACCCTTGTCGGCTGGTGTGTACGTATCACAAACAAAACACTTGCTCGAGCCGTCTTCATTATACGCTAACCCGTCGCTACTGCCGCAGTCTGCACAAGGCTGGTGTGTTTCAGTGAAGGCCATTACGTCCTGCTCCCATGTCGTTGTAAAGCTCATCAATCTCACCGTCGTCCATTGTCTCTAACAACTCGGTGAAAAATCCCCCTGCAATGTTCAAAGCTTCCGTTACGGTTAACAAGTCCAACTGCCGTTCAACAAGTTCCATTATCTTCTGCTCTTTAGAGATACTCATAGGATAAATACCTTATAAGATAATAAATTTAAGATAAACTTATATGCTTTCTGCATAGATTATAAACACAGCTTACACACCTTGTTCAAGTATTTCTTGAATTTTATTTAAAGATTTAAAAGACATAGCAGCCCAGTTTGTCCCTAGTGTTGGTCCTATTTCGAAACCTACGCGATTGTCTTCAATCTCCTCCGAAAAGCTTTGAACATACAAGAAACCACCATCGCCATCACAGTAAAGAATCTCGTAACTAGGTAGATATTCAGGATATTTTTCAAGCATTTCGTCGTAATCAAGGTCCTTATCCTCAGCAAATACTGCTTGTTGTTTCCATTCTTCAATGAGTTTTTCGGTTATGTCATTAACAAGAATCTCCTCCTTAAAAGACATTTGCATCTCGTAAAGCTTCTCTGTAGGTACGTTGAACCTTTCAGCCATTGCTTCCCAATCGTTTTCGTATTTACTCACTTTTCGTCCTCCTCATCACGCTCTTGTTTATATTCTTCAAGGTCATCCTGTTCAAACTCCTCAGCATAGTTACCCTTCGCTTCCCAATAGTCTTGGTAATCATCGGCCCAAACTTCCCAGCTTTCTCTACTGCTCATAAATCACCTCCGTTGTATGCTTGACAATTCGGTATCGTTTACCATTACCACGTTTAGAATATACGTAATCCTTCGCTTGATCTATGCAATCTATTGACCACACTTGCGACCATACATCGTCGTATAACTCCACGGTATATATAACATTCGTTCCAATCATGTGCATTATGCCTCCAATACTGCCTGTCCTGTTATCTCAATATGTAACCATCCCAGCCATGCGATAAAGCTCTCACCGCTAAACTCATCGGCTGGAATGTACGCCGTTGATAGCCTAAAGGTACCAGTAAAATAAATGTCAATCAAATATCGCTCTGTTTCTATAACAATCCCGTTGTTACCAGCAGACACGCCATAGTATCTGTGAGCCGTTGTGAATCTCACTCGTCACCCTCCCTGTCAGCTGCGCAGTGGTTGCAAATATAGTAGCCTAGCGCGTCGTCGTAGTACATATCATGCTCGCCGTGGTACATCTCGTTACATAGTGGACATATCATCGTAACAACCTCCCTTGTCGCTGTAAGTCTCTGCGTAACGCCTTGCGTCGTGCTTTGCGTTGTCGTCTGCGTCTCGCTCGTGGGTCTGTCCAGCGTTCGTACTGGTCAAAGATGATATACCATAGCGGTACAAAGCTAAACAGAATCGCTATGTCAAGTAGTGTCGGGTTCATGCTGCTACCTCTTGCGTGTGTCTGTGAAAGTTAGTCATAGCCTGTATTGCGTCGTATGCTTCGCGCTTCGTTGCTGTATAGGCCAGCACTCGAATGCCTCCGCTTTCGTTTACCAGTTGTACAACGTTGTTGTTGTAAGTTCTGATACAGCCTATCTCCCCGTCCTTCTTGCCTATACAATCGTTAAGGTAATCTAACGCGCATTCAATGTGTTTACTATTAACTCTGTAGCTCATTTTTGTTTCTCCCTTAGTAACCTAACCATTCAAGAACTTCATTTGATTTATAGACTGGCTTGCTTCCTACTTCTTCAACAAATTCTTCCCAGTCTATGCCGTGCGCTAACACCTCCGCCTTAGCTTGCTTTGCTGATACATCGTAACCTTCCATTGCTTCGTCGTATGTCATGTGATGTTTCTCCGTTGTGTTTGTTGATGTGTGTAGATTGAACCTTGACATTTGAAAACACAATACCTTTTTCATTTTATTTTTGAATATTGTTTTGGAGAATCATTCACGCCATGAATAGAGGTGTGTTATGCATAGGACGGTTGAGTATCTGTGGTGCTATCTATAGGGACCTACCCAGACTCTCACACCTACCCTTTGTAGATCTATCTAGGCATTTGCATATGCACATATAAAGATATCTTTATGTTTGTCTGCAAAGATCTGGGGCGGGGGAGGGGCTGTGACTGCGGCGACTACGGCATGTCCTACCTAGACACAAAAAAGATCAAAATTGAACCTTAAAACAACACCCAGTTGTCTAACAAGAAACAACATATAAATCAAAGGCTTAAGCGGTGCAGAATCTGGACCGTGCTGGTACAGTTTAAAGGACAGTAAAGTCTTATTAAAAATAATGCTTGACAAATCATCAAAAGTATGGTACAATAAATAGTATATTATGTCTTTAAAGATTCTTTACCGCGCCGTATAAGATAAATTTTATATGATAATTATTAAATGTATGTCATATAAGCACGGTAACGAGACTTTAAAGAGTCTTATAAGAGGTATGTATGTCAGATGTTGATAATCCTCCTCGCCGAAAGCGTGGAAGACCGCGTAAAAGTGACGTTACAACAGTAAAAAAAGGTAATCGCAACGCTGTTGGTCGCCCAAAGGGTGACGCTGCGATCATTAATGAATACAAAGCACGGATGTTGGCGTCTCCAAAGTCAAGAAAAGTGCTAGATACTATCTTTGAAGCAGCTCTTGACCACGATCACAAGAATCAAGCAGCAGCGTGGAAGCTTGTTATGGACAGAATACTGCCCGTTGCAGCGTTTGAAAAGGATATTGTTAAGGATGGTGGCAGAAATGCCATTCAGATTAACATTAGCGGTGTTGGTGCGGTAGATGTTGGTGAACCTAAAATTATAGAAGGTGAAGTAGTAGATGAATCTTAAGCATTTTGATCCTTCAGAGTTTAACTGTCAAGTCACTGGCACCAATAACATGGAAAAAGACTTCTTAGAGAAGTTAGACGAGTTGAGAGAGGCGTGCGGGTTTCCTTTCACGATCACCAGCGGGTATCGACACCCGACTGAGCATCCGATAGAGGCTAAGAAAGACGTACCCGGCACCCACGCTCAGGGCATCGCGGCGGATATAAAAATAACAAACGCCGTGTTTCGCCTTAAGATTGTAAAAGAGGCTCTTCGTCTAGGCTTCACAGGCATTGGTATTGCTGATGACTTCGTACACGTAGATACACGCGGTACAACACCTGTTATGTGGACATACTAATGTTATATACTAAAAACAAAAACCTAACGGACACTTCTACGCAAACAATTGTAGAAATACCTGCTGGTTACGTAGCACATTGGAACATGGCGTTTGTAGCTAACTTAGATAACGCTACTAACAGCATTACATTGTTTGTAGATAAACCTAGTCCAACACCAGATGTGTATATTTACAATGGTACTAACGTATCTGCTAAAGCAAATTTATTGATTGATGGCAGTGCAGTGTTTGTTTTACAGCCGGGAGACATTATTAAAGCATCTAGTGGTAGTGCAGGGAACGTAGAAGTAGTAGTTACGTTTGATTTGTTAGAAGCACCAGCAGTGTTTAGTAACTTTAATGGATCTTAATATTGAACTACTGCCTTGGCAACAGGAAGTCTGGGCAAACGACACAAGATTTAAAATAGTAGCTGCTGGGCGACGTACGGGTAAGTCTAGGTTAGCAGCATGGATGTTAATTGTTAACGCACTACAGGCAGATAAGGGTCATGTATTTTACGTCGCACCTACTCAGGGACAAGCCAGAGACATTATGTGGTCCACCCTGTTGGAACTGGGGCACCCTGTTATTAGCGGTAGTCACATTAATAATTTGCAAATTAAGCTTGTCAACGGTGCTACCATTAGCCTAAAAGGTGCCGATAGACCAGAAACAATGCGTGGTGTTAGCCTTAAGTTCCTAGTTATGGACGAGTATGCTGACATGAAGCCAGAGGTGTTTGAGCAGATTCTTAGACCTGCGTTGGCTGACCAAAAGGGATGTGCTATGTTTATTGGTACACCTATGGGAAGGAATCACTTTTATGAGTTATACAAGTATGCAGAACTGGATGACGATCCTACGTACAAAGCTTGGCACTTTACGTCGTACGATAACCCCTTATTGGATTCGTCTGAAATTGATATTGCAAAAAGGTCTATGTCTTCTTACGCGTTTCGCCAAGAGTTTATGGCAAGCTTTGAAGCGCGTGGGTCAGAAATGTTTAAGGAAGACTGGGTACAATTTAGTGAAGATCGGCCCGAAATAGGAGATTACTACATTGCAGTTGACTTGGCAGGATTTGAAGAAGTCAACAAGAAGAAGACTAAGAATTCCAAGCTTGACGACACAGCGATCGCCGTGGTTAAGGTCAATGAGCATGGTTGGTATGTTGACAATATTATATACGGTCGATGGTCACTTGACGAGACAGCACTTAAAATATTTCAGGCCGTTAGAGATTACCGTCCCGTATCGGTTGGAATCGAAAGAGGTATTGCTAAACAAGCAGTAATGTCTCCTTTGATGGACATGCAAAAACGCTATGGTATGTTTTTTAGAGTAGAAGAACTAACCCATGGCAACAAGAAAAAAACAGATCGTGTTATGTGGGCGTTGCAAGGACGATTTGAAAACGGATACATAACGCTAAACAAAGGAGAGTGGAACAGTAGGTTTCTTGACCAGTTGTTTCAGTTTCCAGACCCATTAACCCATGATGACTTGGTTGACGCACTAGCGTACATCGACCAGTTAGCAAATGTGGCTTACGACTACGATTACGAAATCGAAGACCACGAAATCTTAGACGTAGTAGCAGGATACTAATATGAGTGAACTATACGATAACGAGCCTCTGATGATCCAAGAAGCGCTAGAAGACTGGGTTATAACCAAATGTGAAGATTGGAGGGATTATTACGAAAGCAATTATGAAGCAAAATTTGAAGAATATTATAGACTATGGCGTGGTATATGGGACCCTGCTGACAGCCAGCGTGGGTCTGAGCGTTCCCGTATTATTTCTCCTGCACTTCAACAGGCAGTTGAATCTAATGTAGCAGAACTAGAAGAGGCTACGTTTGGACGTGGTAAGTGGTTTGATGTTAGTGACAACCTTGGAGACACCGACAAACAAGACGTACAATTCCTTCGTAACAAGCTTACAGAAGACTTTGAAGAATGTATGGTACGTAAGGCTGTAGCTGAATGTCTTATTAACTCAGCAGTCTTTGGTACAGGTATCGGTGAAATTATTATTGAAGAAATGAAAGAAATGGCTCCAGCCACTCAACCAATTATGGGAGGTGATCTTCAAGCTATTGGTGTTAACATTACAGATCGTGTCAAGGTAAAACTTAAACCTGTACTACCACAAAACTTTCTGATTGATCCTGTAGCTACATCTGTAGAAGATGCTTTGGGTGTAGCTATTGATGAGTTTGTCAGTAAGCACCAAGTAGAGTTATTGCAAGAACAAGGTGTGTACCGTGATGTTTATGTTGGTTCTGCCGCTCCTGACACTGATTTAGAGCCTGACCAAGACATTACTATTTATAACGACGACAAAGTACGTTTGACTAAATACTACGGTTTAGTGCCACGAGAGCTTTTAGATGCCGCTACAAGCGACGATGATGAAGAAGCAGTAGGTGAAGAAGGATCTAAATCAAAGTACGTAGAAGCCGTTGTAGTTATTGCTAATGGCGGTATCCTTCTTAAAGCTGAAGCTAATCCTTATATGATGGTGGATCGTCCTGTTGTTGCGTTTCCTTGGGATGTAGTACCAGGTCGTTTTTGGGGTAGAGGAGTCTGCGAAAAAGGTTACAATAGTCAAAAAGCACTTGACACAGAATTACGTGCTAGAATTGACGCACTTAGTCTTACTATCCACCCGATGATGGCTATTGATGCAACCAGGCTGCCACGTGGTTCTAAACCTGAAGTACGTCCCGGCAAAATGGTTTTAACTAACGGAGACCCTCGTGAAGTTCTACAACCTTTCAACTTTGGTCAAGTCAGTCAAATCACTTTTGCTCAGGCCGGAGCATTGCAGCAAATGGTACAGCAAGCAACAGGAGCCGTTGACTCAGCAGGAATTGCAGGTCAGGTTAATGGCGAGGCTACTGCCGCTGGTATTAGTATGTCTCTTGGCGCTATTATTAAACGTCACAAACGCACACTGATTAACTTCC